TTACTGCTTCCAGAGGCCACAAGCTGCAATTCTTTGAGAGAATTTGGTGGATCGTCTTCACGGCATCTATCGGCGCTTGCTTCGTATACATGAGGACTATCGGATGAAGACTGAGAAGGAATACACCGAAAAGCAGTTGAAGTTCCTAGATGCACTGATGTCTGAGGAGTGTAAGGGTAATATCAAGAAGGCTATGAAGGTAGCTGGGTATGCAGACAATACCCATAGCTGCGTAGTTGTATCTGCCCTAAAGAATGAAATTAACGAGAGAGCTTCTATGGTCATGGCTATGAACTCCACTAAGGCAGCGTGGAGCATGGTTGATGTACTAGACGATCCGGGGGCTATGGGCGCACGTAACTCTATTGCAGCCGCCTCTCAGCTACTGGACCGCACCGGACTGATTAAGAAAGAGCAGCTAGAAGTTAAGAACACAGGCGGGGCAATGTTTATTCTGCCACCGAAGAGCGACGATTGAGTATTTGGTTAGATAAGCCAAGACCTAACAAGACAGCTAAAATACCCTACGCCTACAAGGAGTCAGAACATGATCCCTTAGTCGTAGTAGCTGACATGGAGAAGGCCGCTCTAGTCGAAGAGGCTATGGACTACTTGGAAGAGGGTCACTCCAGCCGTAAGACCGCTGAGTGGTTAACGTCCAAGACCGGAGATAAGATATCTCATCAAGGTCTGATACACATCTGGAAGGCTCACAGAGGTCCAAAGAGTGACAATCCTTCAAAGCGCCTGAAGCAGCTTGCCAAGGATAACCGCAAGCGTAAGCCGAAGACTAAGGAAGAGAAGACCCTAGCAACTGCCAAGCGCAAGCAGTCCGATGCAAAGCGCAGACTGACAATGGCTAAGAAGCAGTTAGCAGAGTTACAGCCTAACGAGGAGTTGGACACCTCTAATTTAGACTTCTCTGTGATTGAGAGCGAGAAGCAGAAGCAGGAAGTAGTCTTCGCACCTAACGAGGGTCCACAGACAGAGTTTCTAGCGGCCTCTGAGCGTGAAGTACTCTACGGTGGAGCAGCCGGTGGTGGGAAGTCGTTTGGCTTATTAGCTGACCCGATGCGCTACTTCAGCAACCCTAACTTCAACGGCTTAATACTTCGTAGAACCAATGACGAGCTTAGGGAACTTATATGGAAATCTCAGGAGTTATACCCCCGTGCATTCCAAGGAGCTAAGTGGGCTGAGAAGAAGTCACAGTGGACGTTCCCTAGCGGAGCCAAGCTCTGGCTGACGTACTTAGAGAGAGACCAAGACGTTCTACGCTATCAGGGTCAGGCCTTTAGTTACGTGGCCTTCGATGAACTAACTCAGTACCCTACTCCCTTCGCGTGGAATTACATGCGCTCACGGCTTAGGACTACAGACCCTACCCTGCCTATCTACATGAGAGCTACTACTAATCCGGGCGGTAGTGGACATGGCTGGGTAAAGCGTACCTTCATTGACCCTGCACCAGCCAACTCAAAGTTCGTAGCTAAGGACATAGAGACCGGCGAGGACATGGTCTACCCAGACAGCCACGAGAAGGCTGGAGAGCCACTGTTTTATCGTCGGTTCATACCGGCAAGCCTCAAGGATAACCCCTACCTGATGGATGGCGGTCAGTACGAGGCTAACCTGCTATCTCTCCCTGAGATGCAGCGGCGGCAATTACTAGAAGGAGACTGGGCAGTTGCAGACGGAGCGGCATTCTCAGAGTTCAGGTCAAAGGTTCACGTTATTGAGCCGTATGAAATACCGACTGATTGGCGTAGGTTTCGGTCCTGCGACTACGGATATAGTTCTTATAGCGCTGTTCATTGGTTCGCTATTGACCCAAGCTATAATACATTAGTCTGCTACAGGGAATTATACCTGAGTAAGCACACCGGAAGAGACTTGGCTAGGGCTGTACTGGAAGCGGAAGGCTCTGATCGCATAGACTACGGAGTTCTAGACTCCAGTTGCTGGCATCAGAGGGGCCAACTAGGGCCATCCATAGCTGAAGAGATGATTTCACAGGGTACACGTTGGCGTCCTAGCGACAGAACCAACGGCGCAAGAGTAGCTGGCAAGAACAGGCTGCACGAAGTCCTTAAAGTAGACGAGGACACAGGCCTTCCGGGGATACAATTCTTTAATACGTGCCGACAAATCATTGCCGACCTACCCGTCATACCGGCAGACCCTAGAGGATCAGACGATATAGACCCTCGCTACGCCTCAGATCACGCATACGACAGCGTCAGGTACGCAGTTATGAGCAGACCGAAGGCATTTTCACCTTTTGATATGGGCCACGGCGTTCCGCAACAAGTCTGGCGACCCGCAGACGCAACCTTTGGATACTGAATATGGCATTAATGGACAAACCGCTACCAGAAGACGTTACAGATACTGACATTGCAGTACCTCTTGCCGAAGACGGTGACGTTGTAGAGGAAAATATCAACTATTCTGGGGCAGTGGCCTTTGTTAATAGCCAGTATACCCGCTCAAAAGACGCCAGATATGCTGACGAAGAGCGTTGGCTGGATTCTTATCGTAATTATCGTGGCCTATACTCCTCAGAAGTACAATTTACGGAGACTGAGAAGTCTAAGGCCTTCATTAAGGTAACTAAGACTAAAGTTTTAGCTGCCTACGCCCAAGTTGTAGACGTATTATTTGCAGGATCTAAGTTTCCTATCGGTATTGAGGCCAGACAGTTCCCCAGTAACGTAGCTGGAGAGGTTTCCTACAATCCAAACGCCCTAACAGACAAAAAAGTTAAGGAAAAGGTAGACGTAGACTACCAAGTACCTGTCTCAATTGCTCGACCCGACATAGCCAAGGATTTAGGACTCTACAAAGAGCGGCTGGAGCCAATAAAAGACGATTTAGAAATAGGAGCTAACTCAACTCCGGGTTCTATTACCTTTGAGCCAGCTAAACGTGCCGCTCAGAAGATGGAAAAGCTTATGCACGATCAGTTGGATGAGACTGACGCCCCTAAGCACCTTCGATCAGTGGCATTTGAGTGTACTCTCTTTGGAACCGGCGTATTTAAAGGTCCATTTGCTATGGACAAGGAATATCCCCGCTGGGATGAGGAAGGTAACTACGATCCGCTGTTTGAAACCATCCCAAAGATGGAATACGTCAGCATTTGGGATTTCTACCCTGACCCAGACGCCCGTAATATGTCTGAGGCTGAATTTACTATACAGAGACACCGCCTGAACCGCACTCAGATGCGTTCTCTCAAGAAACGCCCTCACTTCCGCGAAGAGAGCATAGAATTAGCGGTAGAGTACGGCGCAGACTACCAGCGAGAGTACTGGGAAGACGCACTAGAAGACGATTCAGTATCATCTTCTATGGAACGCTACGAAGTACTCGAATACTGGGGCATATTAGACGCAGAATTGGCTGAAGAAGCTGATATTGATATCCCCAAGGAATTAGCGGATCAGGACGAAATACAAGTCAATATATGGATATGTAACGGACAAATACTGCGTCTAGTACTAAATCCGTTTACTCCTACCCGTATCCCCTACTTATCCGTACCCTACGAGCTTAATCCATACAGCTTCTTTGGTATTGGTGTAGCTGAGAATATGACAGACACGCAATTGCTAATGAACGGCTTTATGCGGATGGCCGTAGATAACGGCGCTCTATCAGGAAACTTACTTATAGAGGTAGATGAGACTAACTTAGTACCCGGACAGGATATGTCTGTGTATCCGGGCAAAGTGTTCCGCAGACAAGCTGGAGCGCCCGGACAGGCCATCTTCGGTACTAAGTTCCCTAACGTATCCCAAGAGCTTCTAATGATGTTCGACAAGAGCCGACAGCTTGCGGATGAGGCCACAGGTATACCTAGCTATTCGCACGGTTCTGGAGCCGTAGGTGGAGTAGGACGTACAGCGTCTGGAATGTCTATGCTGATGGGCGCTGCTGCACAGAACATCAAGGCAGTGGTCAGGAATATTGATGACTACTTGCTGTCTCCTCTAGGTAAGAGCCTATTCGCATTCAACATGCAGTTTAACTTCGACAAGGAGTTTATCGGAGACCTCGACGTTAAGGCGCGGGGTACTGAGAGCCTAATGCGAAATGAGGTACGCAGTCAGCGACTATTACAGTTCATGCAGATGACTGCTAATCCATCCATGCAGCCGTTTGTGAAGTATGACTACATCTTACGTGAGCTTGCGTCCTCTATGGACTTGGATGAGGACAAGATACTCAACGATCCGCGTGAGGCCGCTATACAACAGAAGATGATGTCTGAAATTCAGGCACTTATGCCGCAACCTCCAGTTCCACCGCAAGGAGCAGCACCAGAAGGTGGGCCACCCTCTCCCAATGATCCTACCGGTAATGGCGGCGGTAACATAGCGGCAGGAGCAGCCCCAGAGCCTGACGCAGCCGGTTTCACAGGCGGCGGTGGGGGAGCCAATGGAGGTAATGCACCACAACCTCAGCAAGCTCCTCAGCAAGCGCCACAGGGTCCAGTACAGTGATGGATAAGCAGTTCTTCAAGGGTCTCCTACCCTTAGTCAATGACAAGGATCAGTACGCCTCTCTGAAGGACTACGCCAACGCACGTATCTGGCAATATCACAGCCTCTTGGAGACCATAAAAGATCACCACCGTGTGTTGGAAATTCAAGGTGCTATCGCTGAATTAAAGCGGATCGAAACTCTTCGGGATGAAGTAATTAAGGGAGCCGAATAATGGGTTTATTCGAGAGCATATTTGGCGGCGGCGAGAAGGTAGAAGAAGATTTAGAAAATACGGAAAGCTTTTTTAGTAAAGAAGCAGGTCAAAAAAGAACTGAGGCACTTAATAAAACTATAAATGAGAACCTAGATTATTATCTGGGTCCAACAGGTATACCAGACAAACTACGATCCGCTAACGAATTACTAAATCCTGTTGTAGGAATTTCAGACGCAGGTCAGGCTGTTGAAGAAGGTAGATACTTAGACGCTGTTACTGAAACAGCCGCCGCAGCATTGCCAGTAGCAGGAGCAATTGCTGCAAAGCCCTTGGTTAAGGGAATTGCTAGTGTCAGTGATGACGTAACCGATGCAGCTACAGCACTTAAAGAGACCATGTTAGGTGGCAGTTTTAACCCCGACCGCCGTAAATTTGTTGCAGCCGCAGCCGCATCTCCTGCGGCGTTAATGCTACCTCCGATGGATGAAGTAGCAACTGCGGCATCTAAACAACTAGAAGACATTTTTTCTCCCCAAGCATTAGCCAAATTATCTGATGAAGATTTTTCGCAAATGCTAAGTAACTTAGATGAGAAGATGTATGATGGTGAACTGGCTGATGAGCTTACTGAATTTTTTGATGACCCTACCAGTATGCCTGAAATTGATAATGTACTCAGGGAAGCCCAGCGCAGGGATATGTACGAAAATAGCGCATTCAATACCTTCCTAGATTACCAGTTACCCGAAACATCTCTGACTATGGTTCCTGATGGGGGGTCTCCTTCCGCAATCAGTAAAATTATAGATGAACCTGAAATAGAACTACCCCCAGCCGCTAACTCACAGAAAACCCAGATAGCGGGTACATTACCCACATATAAGAAAGCAGATGCCCTTCTCACAGATTTGTCAGGAGAAGGCTCTACGTTGGATTATGGTGCTGGATTAGGTCTGTCTCAGAGGGAACTGGGATATGATACTTTTGAGCCATTTCCCCGTGAAGGTTTTGAGCCTACGTTTAATTCTGGTACAGATATACCAGAAGGCTCTTACAAACGTATTACCAATCTAAATGTTTTAAATGTCGTTCCAAAAGAAACACGGGATGAAATTGTTAAAGACATTGGCCGTATATTACAGCCAGACGGCACTGCCATCATAACCACTAGAGGCCGCGATGTTTTAAACGCCAAAGGTGATGTAGGGCCAGAGGCAATGTCTCTTATTACTTCCGCAGGAACTTATCAAAAAGGTTTTACCCAAAGTGAACTGCGTGAATATGTGCAAGAAACTTTGGGCGATAATTTTGAGGTTGTTAATAATAAGCTTGGAGCCGCTGGTGTAACTATCCGCAAGAAAAGCTCTGGAACTGTATCTGCCACAGTAGCAGAGCAAACAGATTCTGCCTTTGATCTTCCCACACCTACTACTCCTAGAGAAGGTCCACCGGAACCCTATGTCATGGATGGCGCTAAAATAGCCGCTGACTTAGAAAACACCGTTTCGGCACAAGAGGTTGCTACAGGAGTTAAAAAGCCAGCCGGTGCTAAATTTAGTGGTCTTACCGCCCAGCAATCTACATTGCTTCCAAATCATTATAGCGAAGGACTAAAATCTACTCAGACTATTAAGCCCGTCAAAATTAATTGGGAAGCTTTAGAAGGTAAAACTGTATTCAGTGTAGTAGGAGACCCTACCTCTGCAAATACGGTCACTAAAGTACAGGGCGATAAGCTAATCACTCCGGTTGAGTCTCAGGCCGGTGTAGAATTTATGGATAAGCAGGACTACGGCTATGCCTCTGCACAACAGGCAATGGCTTCTACTCATAATGAAATTGTAAGGGCAATGGACGAAGATGGCGCTGATCCTCTTCTTATGTACTTACAAATGGCAGAAGTCTCTGGTGATTTTGCGGATCATACAGGAATGCTTATCGGAGAACTATTTAAGCAAGCACGTATTTCTTCAAATGCAGTACCTGCCATTGACGAACATATTAGAAAAATAGGTATGGACAAAGTAGTACCCAAGCTCGACAGCAACGGCGAAAAAATTTGGGATGCTAAAAACAAAACATGGAAGACTAAAACTGAACGAATTAGACCTTTTACGGACTTCAAATCAGTAGCCGATCCTTTGTATATGGCTAGATATATTGCAGAGCTTCCTACGGGAAGTCTTAGAGCAGGTCTTATCAAAGGATTAGACAGACACGGCCTTCAACAGAAAGGTGTTCCAAATGTAGGAGATGTAAGGCTGGCCCTTATGAACCCCGATTTGTTTGGTAAAGATTGGCTCAGTGCAGGAGAGCGTCTGATTATACCTGACATGGAGAGAGGTCTCTTCCCTACTCCAGAAGGCTTACACAACACTTACGACACTACTATTGGCAAAGTAGGCCAATCTATGAAGGTAGATAGTGACGGCATACCTATGAACCTTATCCTTCAAGATATGTCGGAAGCTCAAAGAGCTAAAGGAACCGGCGGTAGATTAATACCCACTTCCGCAGACTACAAAGTAGCCGAGGCAAGTCCTCGACGATCTCAACAACTGGTTGATGGTAGAATTATAGAATTAGCTATGTCCTTTGAGGAAATGTCTGAGAAATATGGCAGGGGTGCTGCATTAAGTTTTGCACAAGATTTACTTCTTAATGAAAAAATTACTAGCGAAACTATTAAGGCCGCGAAAAAGGCCAACGCTAAACCTTGGGTTCTGTCTTTGATGGCAGGGGTAATGGCAACTCAAGCCATTATGGAAAGCGAAGATGGCTTAATGTCGCCTACCGAAGAGGAAATTTAATGAGCGAACAAGCTGAATACGAGAAGTACTTAGGCGACCTCTACGAGATGGAGCAGAAGTACTTACGAGAACGCTACCCAGAAGACTTCGTAGAGCAAGACCGTCTAGATGCAGAAGAGGATGCCAGAGAAGACGCAGCACCTTCCGCACGAGATTGGGCAAAGCTTCTCCTGCAAGGCGTTATGGTTGGCGGTCACAAGCTAGGATTGGATGTTGGACCTTGGTGGGAAGCTGCCAAAGGAACAGGCTTTGCATTAGGCGGCGTAGCTACCGCCACTAAAGGAATTACCACACAAGAGGGAAAAGACATGGCAGCTAAGAAATTTCAAAGGGATGACGCTAAGGCAGACACCAACGAAGACGGCGAACTATCTACCCGCGAAAAGGAAGTAGCAGACGCCGTACAGAAAAATGAAGTGGTAGAGATGTATCACGGCGGCATGGCTTGTGGCTGCGAAGGAGACTGTGACGGCTCTTGTGGCGGTATGATGATGGACGGCATCATGGGCTATGACGAAGTCTCTGGTAATCCTATTCCCATTGGCTCTCACGCAGAAAATGTGCGCGACGATATAGACGCCAAACTAAGTACAGACGAATACGTCTTACCGGCTCACGTAGTTAAGTGGCACGGGCTGAAGCACATTCAGATGATGCAGTCCGAAGCGGAGATGGGTCTGATGTCTATGCAGATGACCGGCCTAATCCAACACGCAGAAATGTCTGACGCTGAAGTAGTGGAAGACGAAGAAATCGATGAACCTGATGAGGGTATCGATATTGAGGTAGCTACCGTTCAGGTGGATGACCTCTTGGATGATGAAGAAGCCTACGAAGAAGAAGCTTCCTCAACATCTAAACTCCCCGGAATGCTGAAAAAACAGAAATACGCATTCGCAATTTAATCTGGATACCCGAATATTATCGGACCCATAAGGAAATATTATGCAGAAGCAAAAGTATAGTCGCACACCTGAAGCGGAAGATGAATTAACATACAGCCAAGAGATGGCACAACAGCAACCCACTGAGCAATTAGATGCTGAAGAGGAGAGCTACAAGAAACGCTATCAGGACATACAACGTCATATTCAGACGGTGCGGGATCAGAAGGATCAAGAGTTAGCCACAGTTAAGAAGCAACTAGACGCAGCAACCCGCCAACAAATACGCTTCCCTAAGACAGATGCGGAAGTAGAGGCATGGTCTAACCGCTACCCCGATGTCGCTAAAATCGTCGATACTATTGCCCGTAAGAGAGCTAACGAAGCTCTTCAGGAAGGTGAGCAGCGTCTTATTAAGGTGGAGAACTTTGAGAAGTCTCTTTACCGTAAAACCGCAGAGCAACAGCTTATGCAACTACACCCAGACTTCGCTCAGATTAGGTCTGATCCAAAGTTCCATGAGTGGGTAGCCCTACAGCCGTCTGCAATGCAGGACAGCGTATATAAGAATAATACTGACGCTACTTGGGCAGCACGTACAATTGATCTGTATAAATCTGATACCGGCAAACGCCGCTCAAACAAGTCGGCTGCTCAGGCAGTAGGCCGCACCTCATCCTCTGCCCCAAGTACAGGCGGTAAAGCTACCTTCTCAGAGAGTATGGTACAGGCAATGAGTGACCGTGAGTATGAGGCTAACGAAGAAGCTATTAATGCTGCTATCTCCTCTGGAGCATTTGCATACGACATTTCTGGCGCTGCCCGATAAAAAAAGCCGTAGGCTTGGGTTGACAACTAAGCCACTTAACTATAGCCTACGGCTGCGCCCTTGGGGGTGCAGTAATATATTAATTAACTATTGTATTAATTAACTCAATGTGTTATAATGAAACCATTGATTTCATAGATGTAGGACACTCTTAGTAGTATACCCCGCATCTCCCTCCCAGATAATAGATACAAAGTCTACCAGTGCGTTAGACCCGCTATTAGCGATACTCTAATCAAGCTGACACTGTTGTTTAATTGTCTGATCTAGCTGCTTCTAGAATTATTTAATCATTTTATTAATCACACAATTACGTGTGCCTAGAAGTTTATTTTAAGCCATTTCATACAAGGATATTAGAGCAATGGCATTTCCAAAGGCATCAGGTTATTCTAACCTCAATTCGGGCGCGTTCAGCCCAGTAATCTACTCAAAAAAGGTCCAGAAGGCTCTGAGGAAGGCGTCTGTAGTAGAGTCAGTAACTAACACTGACTACTCTGGAGAGATCGCTAACTTCGGTGACTCTGTAAAGATTATTAAAGAACCAGACATCACTATCACGACATATGAGCGTGGTACGACCCTGGCTACTCAAGACCTTACAGACGCTGACTTCACTATGGTCGTTGATCAGGCTAACTACTTTCAGTTCGCTATCGACGATATTGAAGAGGCACACTCTCATGTGTCTTTTGGTGATTTAGCAAGTGACCGTGCTGGTTACAAACTGCGTGATACTTTTGATGCAGAAGTACTTGGCTACCTATCAGGTTGGAAGACACCTTCCTCATGGGCGCGGCGTTCAGCATCAGGCGATATTAACGGTACTAAAGCCGATACTAACGCTGGCAATGATGAAATGTTGGCTGCTAACAAGCTGGATATCACAACATTCGGTGGCAGCGATATTGGCGGCACAGGTGAAGTAACATCTATTCCAATCGCCGTTGGCGGTGGTGCTGGTGGTATCACTTCTCCATTGGCAATCCTAAACCGTATCGCACGGCAGATGGATCAGGCTAACGTAGACACAGATGGACGGTGGGTAGTAATCGATCCGGTATTTGCAGAAGTACTGATGGATGAGTCTAGTAAGCTTATTAACGCTGACTTCGGTGGCGGCGATGAGTTGCGTAACGGACGCTTGCCCGGAACACTTCGTGGGTTCTCAATCTACAAGTCCAACAACCTCCCATACTTAGGTACTGGTGCTGGAACAGCCGCTTCTGCGGGTTCTGAAACCAACTTCGGTGTGATGGTTGCTGGTCACGCATCTGCGGTAGCTACGGCTCAACAGATTGCCAAGACTGAGACCTTCCGGTCACCTACTACATTCGCGGATGTGGTGCGCGGCATGAGCCTCTATGGTCGGAAGATTCTGAGACCAGAGGCATTGTTCACAGCGAACTACAACCTCGCATAAGATTACTGAGGGGCTGGTCCTGCACTGGCCCCTTTTCCTACTTCTAAGGAACATTCATGCCTAGCACCTACCTCACTTTATGTAATCTAGTACTTCGTAGATTAAACGAAGTGGAGATTTCTGCCTCTGAGTTTGACTCTGTTAGAGGTGTACAGGCTCTTACAAAGGATAGCGTGAAAACGGCTATCAGTAGGGTTAATCAGGCTGAGTTTGAATGGCCCTTTAATGCCGCAGAGCATACAGAAACTTTGATCCAAGGGCAGGAAGAATATGTCTGGCCTGAAGCCTTCAAAGTAGCTGACTGGAATAGCTTCCAGATACAAAAAAATGACAGCTTAAATACCGGTTTTAAAACCCTCAAGCTCATAGAGAGGGATGAGTGGTATGACAAGCACCGTGACGATGATTATACCAGCGGTAATAGTGGTAGAGACATCCCTGAGTACGTCTTTTCCAGCCACGGTAACGGATACGGCGTTTCGCCATCTCCCGACAAAGCCTACAGTGTGCGTTTCAGATACTATTTAAATTTTGCTGATCTTACTGTGTTTAATGATCAAACTCGCGTTCCCACCTCTTTCGACAGCGTTATCGTAGATGGTGCTTTGTACAATATGTATATGTTCAAAGATAACATAGAAGCGGCTCAGGCGGCATTTATGAGCTTTGAGAAAGGTATCAAAGACCTTCAGACGCTGTACATTAATAATTATGAATATGTGCGAGACACGCGGGTTAGGTTCTAATGGCTGACCAGATAGAAAGCTTTAAGGTTATATGTGGAGGCGGTCTAAATTCTAATGAAAACCATTTAGATTTATCAGACAATCTTCCCGGTTCTGCTACACGGCTGATTAATTATGAACCGTCTTTATTTGGCGGTTATCGGCGCATAAATGGCTACAAAGAGTTGGGTTATACCGGCTCAGGTGGTCTAGGTGAAGTCGGCACTTCATCTACAGCAGAAGGTGCTGTACTGGGATTAGCTATCTATCAGAACTCTCAGTTTAATAATCCGTTTTATATTTCTGCACGTAAAGACCAAAATGCTAACACTTATAGCTTCTATAAGTATGTACCCTTATCCGGTTGGCAGGTTATATCTACAGGATTTACCCGCGATATGTCGGCTGGATTGCGTTCAGTAAATAGACTACGCCACGTACAATTTAACTTTGGTGGTGGAGATGCAATCTGCTTTGTAGATGGCGTAAATCCAGCCATCGTGTTTAATGGTACTAATTGGTATGAGCTTGTAAACACCAATACTGGCGGCACTTCTAGTCCGGGCGGTCCTAATGTTCTAAATGCTCCTAGCGTAGTAGATTTTTTTAACCATACTCTCTTTTTATCTGGAGATAAGGGTACTAAGCCTGCTATAGCCTATTCCGCTCCTGTAAATACGGCAGATACAGACGCTTACTTAGATTTCGGCTCAAGTGGAGGTCAGTTATCCGCAGGTTTTCCTGTAGTTCAGATTAAGCCGTTTCGTGATAATTTATTTGTTTTTGGATCAAATGCTATCGTTAAGGTTGCAACCGATTCAACTTTAAATTTCGTCACTTCTCCAGTTACTGCCAACGTAGGCTGTGTTGCCGCTGACAGTGTTTTGGAAATTGGTGGCGACCTGATGTTTCTAGCGCCTGATGGCTTTAGACCGGTCGCAGGTACTTCTCGTATTGGTGATGTAGAGATTGAGTCCGTATCTCGCCCCATCCAAGGTGCGTTAGTAGACGTTATAGCCAACTATAATTTAGATACTTTGTGTGGCGTTGTAATACGCTCTAAGTCTCAGGTAAGGTACTTCCTAGGTGGCTCTTCTATAGATAAGATAGACTCCTACGGATTAATAGGAGGTCTAACTGAAACCAATGGCTCTATCCAATGGAACTTTGGAGAGCTAGTAGGTATCAGGGCGCATGTAACCACTTCAGATTATGTAGGGTCTTCTGAAGTTGTATTGCATGGGGATTTTGACGGCAAAGTATATCAACAGGAAGTCGGTAATAACTTTTCTGGTGATGATATTTTAGCAGTATATTCCACGCCATATTTAGACTTTGGCGATACTGATTTGCGTAAAATAATGCGACAGATCAATACTTTTGTACGTGCGGAAGGCCCATTCACTTTAAATCTTGGACTCCGTTTTGATTGGGGAGATTACAACAATCCTCAACCTGCCGGTTACTCCCAAAGTAGTTTAGGCGGTCCTGTGGAATATGCCGGTCGTAATATAGATTACGGGGCATCCAGCGTACTGTATGGCGGCAACTCTAAGCCGGTTATGTCTACCAACATTCAAGGGTCAGGATTTTCAACACGAGCCGAGTTTGTGTCTATTGGTCAATTTGATCCATATTCCATTCAAGGTCTCGTATTTGAATATTCCGTTGCAGGGAGAAGATAATGGCAGGTTACACGCGCCAATCCACCGCACAGATTTTTAACGGTGCAGATATAACAGCACCTCCTCTCAATGCGGAATTTAACAAATTAGAAGACGCCTTTGATGGTGTTTCCGGTCATAGCCATAACGGTACAGTAGGCCAAGGACCAAAGATAAATCTTTCTACGTCTTTATCTGGTTATTTACCTCCAGTGCATGGCGGTACAGGCGGTAAAAATAATCTAGCTGCCACTTCCAATCCTGTCGTAACTAACGATTTCACTCAAGGATATGCGGTAGGGTCTCTTTGGGAAAATGTATCTACAGGCCGTGTGTTCATCTGTGTAGGTAATACTACAGGTTCAGCAGTCTGGCGAGAGTTGGTTTTAGTAAACGGTACAGCCGCTGCAATTATTCCAGAGACAAACAACTTAACTGACCTTGGCTCACCTTCCTTACGTTTCCAAGACTTATTCTTATCAGGTGGTATAAGCGCACAGGGAAATGTTTCCGTAGGCGGTACTACTGCTCTGACAGGTACTCTCACCGCAAACGGTGCTTCTAATCTAAACGGTTTAACTACGGCAGCGCAGGTAGACGTAAACAGCGGTACTATCGACGGTACTGTTATTGGCGGTAATTCAGCCAGCCCCATAACTGGCACAACGATTACTTCCACAGGCGGCTT